CGTAGCACCAGTAGCCCCCGTGGGACCAGTATCGCCTTTATCGCCCTTAACTCCTTTCTCTGTAACCGTAATAGAACTAGAGGCTGGAGCTGTAACTGTTACTGAGGTGCTACCCGATGCTGCTGTAACTGTTATAGCCATGTTAACTAGAGATATCTTCGTTTACAGTAAATGAACCTCTGAGAATAGTTGTGACAACACCATCTACTTTTTGCTGAATATCGTAACTAAAGATACCCACAGGTAGATTTGCCATCGTATCAGCAGATGCAGCAACCTTTACAGTTCCGTTATCAGTAATGTCTGTAAACTCAAAGCCAGTACTCAATTTAGCTTTTTGCTCTTCACTAAGTTGTTTGGCATCTGCTTGAGAAGTAGACAAATTGCTAGATGCAATAACCTCTCTTTTAAAGACTCCAGACCGAGTTCTTTGGGCAGATGTTTTTACATCCATCAAAAACTCATACCCCAAAGTAGACAGCTGTAAAGCTGTGCCGCTAGAGTCTTTTAAAGTCAACGTAAGAGAAAACGTATCACCCCTTCTACAAGTGATATCTAATTGTTCTGCTACATCTAAGTTTACGCTACTTGCCATATCAACCTAATAGTGTGTTTGTAATATCTGTTGGTATATCAGAGCCCTCTGCTATTTCACCTCTCTTGCCCTGGCGTTGAGATATAAGCTTACTCTGCTTCTCCGCCTGCTTATCTATCCTTTCGTCCTTTCTGTTCTCCTTGAGAACTTCGATTTTCTCTTTAAACTCTTGATCGTCAGTCTTGAATCCAAGAGTCGCCTGAGCTTTAATTATCTCAATCTCTTTTCTAAACTGATGGCGTATCTGTTCAAGCTGAGACTCTAACTGAGTTTTAAGCTGCATCTTTTGAGCATCTATCTCTGCCTCCATCTGCATCTCTTGCATCCTAGCTTGAGAAGCAGCTTGAGCAGAAGCCTGAGCTTGCTGAGCCTGGAACTGAGAATTTTGCGCGGCGATCTGTTGCTGAGAAGCGATTCTCTTTTTTCTTCGGATCACAAGCAAACGCTCAGCTTGATTCACGTCCTTTATGTTGCGAATAGCTATAGCGTCCTCTATATCTATTTCTTTTTGCTGCAAAGAAATCTGTATGTTCTGCTCCAAGTATGCTTTGTCTTTGTCCTCCATTTCTTTAACTACCTGCACACCAAAGTTGTACATCGGCAAGTTGCTAAAAGAAGAGAGTACAGACATGTTTTCTTTTCCTATAGCGTTCTCATAAACTCTATAAAGGACAGACTCAGAAGGAAGTATCTGTATGCACTTTACTATGTCTTCGCACACATACTTGAACAACACCATAGAGGCATTAGTGATATCGTATATAGCATTGTTTCCAGCCGCTATAGCTTGCTGCTGAACACCCACAAGTGTATCACCCTTCGGGGTAGAAGCATCCATCATCTCGTTGATTCCCGTGGTGTCACGGATCATTCGGAGATAGTGGTTGTATAAACCAATCAATTCGTTGATGTTTCGAATGCTGTTACCTATCTCCCTGACTGGAGGATTTTGGAAACCACCTTCTGGGTTCTTGCTTCTGTAGTAGAAGACGCCCGTCTGCTCGTAGATATCGTGAAGATCCAGAGGTTCCAACTCACCGCCCTTTCCAAGCTGCACGTTTTCTAAGCCCTCGATATCAATGATCAGTCCATCAGGCTTAGCCTTTGCAATAGCTTGCTGCAACTTCAAGTGCGTTAACTGCAACATATCGGCAAAACCCGTGCAACTATCTACCAAAGACTTTGGCATCATGTTGCGGATGTTTGTCGCAACTACAGAATAAGAAAGTCTGCACTTAGATATGTCATGAATATTCTTAGGGATGTTCTTGCTCATCCCATAGTTGAATATCATATCAGCACCACCCAAAATGTAACTACCGCCATATACAGTAGCTACCTCCATCTTGCTAGGCTTTCTTTGAAATACGCCCCCCTGTTTGGGCTCATAGTTGAAACCCTTCATAAAGAAGTTTACGTTTCCGAACCTGTTCTCCTTCTCCTCAAAATGAATGCAGTCAACAGAGATGAATTCAAAATCCAAGATGTTAACCATATACTCATCGTACCCATACTCTTGACGCATAAGTCGATTGTTGTAAGAGGTCTTGTTTAACGCACTAGAATCATTACCGTACTTCCCACTTACAGTCTTGGCTATCTTTTCAAAGTCGTGCTCTTCCAACTCATGACCAGCCATACGCTTCAGCTCCTGTATAGATACCGTTTTAATATGACCAGCATAAATCAAATCCTGGAAGGTAGGATCTTCTGTGTAGCTATGAATGAACTTGGTCGGGTCAACGTAATTAGTTTTGATTCCTTCGTTGGGATCATTGGTCCTCTGCACGACAGCCATACCCAAAGAAACCAAGTCGTTCACACATCGTCTAAAAATATTATCGGTGAAGTTATTCCAGGAAAGAGTCATATTGGTTCCAATCTGAGCTGCTACTTCAGCATCAGTCTTGGTATTTGTGCCCAAAAATATTTCTGACTCTTCTATAGAATCTGGCAACTCATCAGGGTCGATGTCAAGAACTAAACCGCTCTTCTCTTTTAGCGCCTTCAGTTTTTGCTTTGCTTGAATCTGTACCTCTACTCTTCTTTTCTTTTTGTCTTTCTCAGAAGAGGAAAGCGGATCTACAGCCTCTAGGTTGGGGTACGGATTTCTAGAAAGTATTTTGTTTACAACGACACGAACAAACTTTGGAAGGATAGGAACTGGTGTATAATCCAGATTCATCAAGCTCCCATCACCATCATTGGGGTTCAAAGACCGAAGAAGCTTCTTGTATATATTGGTGTCTTGATTGCCGTTAGCGTAATCCCTACTTCTTTCGAAAACAACATTTCTTTTTCCGTAGAGGGAAGTAGAGCTAGTCATTTTGCCCCACTGAGACTCCATCGCTTTTGCGTATGCAATCCCGTAAGCTTTACTGTTTTTCGTTTCAGTGCTTGCTAACGGATCGGGAAACGAGCCTTTTTTGTTGTCGTTTTTATAATTCATATTTTTTAAAGCACAGTAAGCTTGTTTGCAAATATAGCAAATCGTTAATTGACCTTATATTTTCTAAAAAACACACGGTCATCAAAATTAGATTTCTTTTTTTGCTTTTGTTTTTGGCAACCCAAAAGTGCTAAACCAGAACTAATAGTCAAGTCATATTTGGTTCTCTTGTCTATCTTAAATCCTATCCAGTCCTCTAACGTTGTGTTGAAATACATCTTCCCCACTTCGCCAGTTTCATAGTTTACTCCAACATGTTCGTGGATATACTTCTCTATCGATTGAGCATGAGCCTGTATTACATCCTGAGAGTTAGATGGAATCCCTTTTGTTTTCACATTTGTATGTGAAGAACTACTGAGCAGATGCTTAGGTCTGTCCATTAAGTAACCGTCATAACCTCTTGATTCAAAGTATCTTACAATACCATACTTGTTATTCTCTACAAGCAAAGGGTATCCGTAGTAGAAAGCGCACATCAATACGTCCTCATAAAATATGCTAGCAAGATCTGGGCGTGAAGCATATTCTACAACAAACATGTTTGAGGGGCGATTCATAGAAAACTTGTTGTACATGTGTAGCGCACCCTTGGACCCCCTGTTGTCTACAGTCGCATCCAGGTCATAAGAGTCAACCCCGCCGCATCCGTATTCAGGGAAAGGTGCAACTCTTTTCCCTCTCTCTAGTTTAGAGATATTCCTTTCGTTTGAGTCTGGCATCCAGCATACCTTGAACCTGCCGTTAGGGGTGGGAGAAAACACCACCTCTTTATCTTTTTCTTTCCAAGTAAAGTTCCCTGTAACGACAGGATTTGGGAATAGCTCGTCGTTGTGTTCTATCTGCTGATAAATCTTACCTATGTTGAAAAGGCTACCCTCAATGCTGTCCCTGAAGGCTTCGTCTTCGGTAAAAGGAAACTGCCTAGTTATCTCGTTAAGTTCAGAAGGGTCATCCTTGAAAGACTTTCTCTCATTTTTTAGATAGGACTTACTACCCAAATCAATGACCTCACCATCTAAACCTATTACGTCACCATGTATGTGTACGCTTTGGGAAGGGTCTTCAACTACAGCATTTCCATACTGATCAAAGAAACCTTCTAGCGCTTCGTATGCAGGAATAAATATTCTGTAGAGACCCGACCTGGTTCTTCCGTTGGCGTTTCTCTGATTAGGATCTGAATCATTCCATAAACCTTTATACTCTTTACCGCCTTTGTTCATAGGGTTGACAGTAGAACCAACGATTGCCTTGCCGACAATTCTCTTACCTACGATCAAGCAAGTCCTTTCTATCCTCCAAGCTTCACGAATGTCTGTAGGCTTCTCCCACTTGCCTGCCTCGTCCAAGTAAAGCATATGCAGCTTTTCACCATCGTATGCGTTGTTCGTGGTGTTCTTCCAGTTGATGACTGTGTTGAGTGCGTCACCTCGGTAAGACGTCTTGTTGTTTTTCGTAATTCTTTTTGATGGCTCACGAAACGCCAGCTCCATACGAGGATTAGTGGTACCGTCCTGGATAGGCTTGAAAAAGAAAGGGTAGCTGCGAAAAATCGCAACCACTTTTTTCATGAAGATGTTTTCCTGAGCATCTTTACCAGTCTTTGACTGAATGCCCAACAGCTTCTCTTTAACTTGACTAGCTTCGTCCACAAGGACAGCAGAGCATATATTAGTGTAGCCAGAACGACGACACTTAGTATATAGCTGACCGAAACAACGGGGATCAGCTTCGCAAGCAGCC